ATGAGAACGATCTGGGCAGTCTACAGGGCGGACCTGCGCCGGGCCCGCAGGAGCGTTATCAGCCTCGTCGTCGTCCTCGGCCTGACCGCGATCCCCGCGCTCTTCACATGGTTCAACGTGGCGGCCTCGTGGGACCCCTTCTCGAACACGAAGAACCTCACCATAGCGATAGCGAACACCGACCAGGGGTACAAGTCCGACCTGGTCCCCCTGACCGTCAACATCGGCGACCAGGTCGTCGCCGCCCTGCGCGCGAACGAAGACTTCGACTGGGCAATCGAGTCGGAGGAGGGCGCCGTGGAGAAGACCCGCTCGGGCCAGTACTACGCGGCTGTCGTGATCCCCGCCGACTTCTCGAAGGACATGATGACGTTCTTCTCCTCGCCGGACGCGCGCTCGGCGCCCCTGACCTACTACATCAACGAGAAGAAGAACGGGCTCGCCCCCAAGATCGCGGGCCAGGGCGCCGAGCACCTCTCCGCCCAAGTCAACCAGGTGTTCGCCCAGACGCTCGCCGAGATCGCGCTCGACACCGCTTCCTCCATCGCGGGCGCAATGGAGGACCCGTCGAACACGCGCGCCCTCGGCGCACTCGACACGCGGATCCAGACCGTCGCCTCCCGCCTCGCCGCCGCGGCCAACAGCGCCGAGGCCTACGCGGCCCTCGTGGACGCTTCGCTCACACTGCTCGACTCGACCTCGGCGCTCGTGTCGAACGCCTCGGGCGCAGGTGCCGCCGCCCAATCCGGTGCGAGCGGACTCGCCTCCGGGGGCACTGGGCTCGCCGGCGCGGTCCAAACGGCGACCGCCTCCGTGGTGGGAGCGCTCTCCGCCTCGCAGTCCTCCCTGTCCGCGCTGTCGGAGTCGATCGAGGGCGTGTACTCCCAGGCCGACGGCGCCTCCGCCTCGGCCGTGGCGTCGCTGCGCTCACAGGCCGGCGTGTTCGAGGGCCAGGCCGCGCAGTACGCGAGTATCAAGAGCACCCTGGCGAGCTTGACGGGCTCCCCCGTCCCGTCCGAGCAGTTGGACCGGCTCCAGAGCGCGGTCGATCGACTCAACGGCCTGGCCGAGGGACTGCGCTCCGCCGCGACTGCCCTCGAGGGCAAGAACACCTCGGTCCAGACCAACCACGCGGCCGTCGCCCAGCTCATCGCCGACGCGCAGAGCGCCGTGTCCACCGTGCGCGGCGACTACGACAACACCCTCAAACCGCAACTCGACTCGCTGGCGTCCTCTCTCGAAGCGGGGGCCGGGTCCCTGGAGAACGTGCGCGCGGCCCTGGCCAGCGCGGCGAGCGGCGTCAACGACGGGACCGGCGGAGCGCGCTCGGGACTGACGCGCCTGCGCGACGCTTTCAAGGGGGCAGCGGAGTCGCTGCGCGAGGCCGAGGGGAAGCTCACCAGCATGCACGACTCCCTCGCCGAAGCCCTCACCAGCGGCGACATCGCACGGGTGCGCGCCATCATCGGATCGGATCCGAAGGCGCTCGCGGCGGCCCTGGCCGCTCCCGTGGGCATCGAGACGAACCGCGTATTCCCGGTGGACAACTTCGGCTCCCAGATGGCCCCCCTGTACTCGGTGCTCGCCCTGTGGGTCGGCTCGGTCCTCATGGTCATCGCCATGCGCTCCGACGTCACCGACGACAACGCGGCCGACGGACTGAACGAGGACGACCCCCTGCGCCGCTACTTCGCTTCCCACCGTGTACCGTTGGCGTCGGGGTTCATCGGCAGGTACCTGGTGTTCGGCACGATCGCCCTTCTCCAAGCCACACTCGTCTTCGGGGGCGACATCGTCTTCCTCAAGGTCCAGCACACGCACCCGTGGCTCTTCATGTGCGTCGGGTGGTTGACCGCCGTCGTGTTCTCCTTCATGCTCTACACGTTGGTCGCGACTTTCGGGAACGCCGGGAAGGCTATCGGCGTCCTCCTACTGGTCCTGCAGATCTCCGGTGCCGGGGGAGCGTTCCCCCTCGTCCTCCTACCGCCGTTCTTCTCAGCGGTTTCGCCCTTCTTGCCGGCCACGCACGCGATCACCGCGCTGCGTGCGGCCATCGCCGGGTACTCCGGCGCCGAGTACGCGGACGCCATGTGGATGCTCGCGGCGTTCATCCCCGTTTGCGCGTTCGGCGGGCTGGCGCTGCGGCCCCTCCTCGTATCGAAGAACCGGGCGCTCGTCGGGGAACTGGAGTCGACGAAACTGATCTGAGACCGGGCCGCGCATCGCTGTGGTGTTGCGGGAGCCCCGGTGCGGGAATACAATGTGAGCGCGGGTGCCGTCGGCAACGGCAGTGCCCGGGAGTGAGAACTCAAAAGGGGATGATCGGTTTCGACAGTGGTAGTCGATCGAGGAGAAGCGAGCCGAGAACGCGCGCTCAACTCGTTAACGCTGCGTGCGAACCAATAGGTGCCGAACAGAACCGCACCGACTACGTTCTCGCCGCCTGATTTCGCCGCGTGAACCTTTAGTCCGTCAGCCCGGGTGGTGCTCCCAGCCCGGTGTCTGGCGTCGTTCAGGGAGCCACTGGGGAGCGCCCATGTTGGTGGGGCGCCTCCGACACTCAATCAACTGAGCCCATCCGGTAGCAGGTCTGCATGACGCCGGGGGCCGAGAAATTATTCGCAGACTGCGCTCGGAGAAGAACTCGGGGCCTGCCACTGGACGGGGGTTCGATTCCCCCCATCTCCACTCCTCCCCCGGGATTCCCCTGGAATCCCGGGGTTTTCCCTTGTCCGGACTGGACTCATGGGTAGCGCTGGAGCGGGCGGCATGGTGCAGGTTACCGCACATTGTATGATTGACAGTGGCACTGGGGAGGCACTGCCAGTGGCATTAGATGCAGTGCCACAAACGCGAGGAGGGGCCATGCCACCACGTAGGGCCTTCGGATCGATCAGGAAGATCAGCGGCGGGCGATTCCAAGCGCGCTACACCGGGCCCGACGGAGGCAAGCACACCGCCGGGCGGACTTTCGTGCGCCGCAGCGACGCCAGCGCCTGGCTGGCCAGGACCGAGGCCGCCATCAGCGCCGGCACATGGACATCCCCCACAGCGGCCCGCGAGCGCGAGCGCGCCGAGGGCCGGGCGGTCGCGCGCCGGACCCTCACGCTCGAGGAATGGGCAGGCGAATGGCTGGCCTCCCTGGAGCGACTCGGCCGCACCCCAAAAACGGTGCAGACGCACAGGTACAGAATGCGGCGCATCGTCGCGGAGCTGGGAGAGCGGCGCCTCGCCGACATCACCGCCGACGACATCACGGGCTGGTACCAGCGCCTGTGGGACGAGAAGGGAATCGGGGTCGTGCGTCCCCTGTACATGACTCTGTCTGCGTGCATGAGCGCGGCCGTGCGCGCTGGCAAGATCGGCGCCACCCCGTGCTGCGTCCCGGGCGGGCAGAAGCACAGGCCCGTGCGCGAGCAGGTCAGGCAGGTCGCGACCCCGGAGGAGGTGCGGGCCGCGGCCGACGCCATGCCCGACCACCTGCGCGTCGCAGTACTTCTCGCGGCCTGGTGCCAGACGAGGCTCGGGGAAGCCATCGGCCTGCAGCGCCAGGACCTCCACCTCAACGAGGACCCAGCCGTCCTGCGCGTCGAGCGGCAGATCCAGTACATCACGGGCCAGGGGCCGGTCGAGACCCCGCCCAAGAGCGCCGCCGGCACTCGCGAGGTCGTCATCCCCGCGTCTTTGGTGCCCGTGCTGCGCGCGCATCTCGGCGCCCACGTCGACGCCGAGCCGGAGGCGTGGATCCTCCACCCCGAGGACTCGCGCCGCATCCCCATCCACCCCAACACCCTCCGCCGCGCGTGGCAGCGCGCCCGCGAGGAGGCGGGCATCCCCTGGTTCAAATACCACGACCTCAGGCACACGGGCCTCACGATCTTCGCGCAGCAGGGCGCCACGCTCGCGGAGCTCCTCCACAGGGGCGGCCACTCCGACGTGGACGTGGCCCTGCGCTACCAGCACGCGACCCGCGAGCGCGACGAGGCGCTCGCGGCGCGCATGGACGCCCACGTGCGCGTCTAGGCACGGCGGGCACGACGAAAACGCCCCCTCCAACCATCCGGAAACTCCGGTTGGTTGGAGGGGGCACCGTAGGCGGTACGCGGTCACGGATCGTCCTCGAGCTTGTCGATGCGGTCGGAGAGCCGGTCAATGCGCTCCCACTGGCGCGTGTGCGTGTCGTGGGAGTTCGCGTCGAGGCGGTCCATGCGTTCGTCGAGACGGCCCATCCGGGCTTTGACTTCGCCGACCGCCGCTTCGGTGCGCGTGACTGCTCCGTTCAGCTGCGAGAGCTGGTCGGAAACGAGCCAGATCGTCTCTATCGCCTTGTCGATGTCGTCGCGGACGTTCGTCTGGTGGTTGTTCCGCACCTCTTTGGTAGCGGATTGAGCGGCGTCGCGCGCGTCCACAGTCGTCTCGAGGACGGCCGAGAACTTCTTCTCCAGGTATCCCCGGGCGAGTTTGTACGCGAGCGCCCCGAGGCCGCCGACGCCCGCGATCGCGGCCAGTATCAGCCCGACCACGGCATCGACGACCTTCGGGTCCGCGAACAGATCACGCACCAGGCGCTGCCTCAGACGTGGCCACGGCAGTGTCTGTGCGGTCCGGGTCCGCGAGGGAGGTCAGGACGGAGACGACGACTGCGGTGGCGGCCAGGCCCGCGGCCTGCTCCCAGTCCATGCTCCAGATCACCGTCCCCGTGGTCACCACCGCCAGTGCGGTCTGCGCCGCAGTCTTGGTGGCCCTCTCAGCTACCCCGGCCCAGAAGCTTCGCTTCGCGTATTTGCCCACGATTTCACCTCCTTCACGGCTTCTCCGCGCCAGCCAACGCAGCGTTGACGGCTGCGTTGGTGATGGCTCCGTACACTTCGTCATCGGCAACCCCGACGGCGCGCTGGATGCGTCCGACCGTGCGGTCGTGAGCGGCGTCCGATTCGTCGCCCCAAATGCCATCGGCGGTGGCCCCGACGACGGATTGCACGTACTCAACGCCCATGGGGAACGTGTGCCCGCCCCACGTGGAGGCGGCCGCGACGACGAAGAGTCGAAGCCTCGTGTCCGGTCCGCAAACGTTGTCCGCTTCTGCGCCCACAGCGGTTTGCAGGCCCGTGATGTCCCGGTACCCCGCCAGGGAAGACGGCCCCGCGTCGGAGTCGTGGTCCGCGAGGTAGGGGCGGATCACCGCGCACACGGACTCGAACCCCCTGGTGCGCCGGTGGACGCCCCCTCCGTTGGACTGAGAGCCGCCCCCGCCCGACGACGTGTTGAACTCGATGGTCTGCAGGTAGGAGCCCGCGTTGGCCTCGACGATGCCGACGTGGTCGGCCACGCCATCGTCGTCCCAGTCGAAGCACACAAGGTCCGCGGGGAGCGCCTGGCGGATGGGCACCAGGCGCGACTCATTCCTGGCGGCCTGGATTCCGGCGGGGACGTAGGCGAAGTGCCCCCCTGGGATCGCCTGGGAATCACCTGCCGCGTGGAAGCACCACGTGGCGCCCATGGCGCAGAAGGGCACGCCCGATGCGCCGAAGTAGGGGGAGCCGGTGAGCTCGGCGTACCACCGCCCGTACTTCGTGCCCTCTTCGGGATCGTCCCAGCGGCTGTAACCGATCTGGGAGGCCGCAACAGCGAGAACCTGGGAAGCGGTGATCATTCGCCTGCCTCCTTCTTCTCGTAGGTGATGGGAGCGGGGAGAACGACATCAGGGGGAGTGTTGTCGGCCGACGGCATTGAGGCCACCAGTTCTGGGGTTTCGGAGACTTCAGGAATCAATGGGGTTTCCTTTCCATGGGGAATCGGTGTGTCAGCAGCGGATGATCCAGTTGACGGCCAGGTACTTGGGTAGGTTCGTCATGGGCGCGGCCTTGCCCGTGAGGGAGGTTTCGAGCCACGCGGACCCCGACCCGTCCCACCC